CTTTAACCCGGATACCAGGCTCGATGTCGCCATCATCGCCAACCCACCGGATCGACGGCGCCGGGACATCGACAACCTGCTCAAATGCACCCTGGACAGTCTGGAGCACGCCAACATATTCGCGGACGATTCCCAGGTAGATCGCCTGGCAATCCATCGCGGCGAGGTGATTACAGGCGGTGGCTTGTTGGTAACGATACAATCCGTATCCTGATGGATAAGAAACTCACAATAAAACAGGAGGCGTTTGCGCAGCGGGTCGTCGAGAATGGCGGCAAGCTATCAGCAGCCTACCGAGAAGCGTATGACGCTGAGAATATGAGCGACGAAACCGTAAAGGTTCACGCCTGCCAACTCGCCAATTATCATCCCGGCACCAGTGCTCGCATAGCCGAGCTGCGCGGCGAGCTACTGGAACGACATAGGACGAGCGTGGACACGATCACCACTGAGCTCGAAGATGCCCGCCTTCTGGCAATGGAAGATAGGGCAGCGGGCCCTGCAGTGCAGGCCATCATGGGTAAAGCCAAACTACACGGCCTCCTGGTAGACAAAAAGGAAGTCACCACACCGCAAGGGGTTAAGTTCGTGATGATGGCGCCGGATGCTGAAAGAAAAGCCGGAGATTAAATACCAGGCATCGCCGGCACTGTGGTCCTTCCATCAGTGCGGGGCATTTGTCCGTGGCGTGATGGGTCCGGTCGGATCGGGCAAGTCAACTGCCTGCTGCTGGGAGTTGTTCAGACGCCTCCAAGAACAAGAGCCTGGACCGGACGGCATACGCCGGACCCGCTGGGCCGTGGTGCGCAATACCTACCGCGAGCTGACAGATACCACGGTCAAGACCTGGCTTGATTGGTTCGATGATGTCGGTGACTTCATCAATCAGGATATGGTGCACCGGATCAAGTTCGCCGACGTCGAGGCCGAAATTATGTTCCGCGCTCTCGATAGGCCCCAGGATGTAAAGAAACTGCTATCGCTGGAGCTGACCGGCGCCTGGGTCAATGAGGCCAGGGAAGTGCCGAGGGCAGTGATTGATATGCTGCAGGGTCGAGTGGGCAGATACCCATCCAAGCGTGAAGGTGGGCCGACCTGGCTCGGGGTAATCATGGATACCAACCCACCAGACAGCGACCATTGGTGGTATCGGCTGTTCGAGGAAGTGGCACCGGATGGATGGCGGCTGTTCAAGCAGCCGAGCGGCCGGGGTCCTGATGCAGAGAACATTGAGAACCTGCCGGATGGGTACTACGACCGGCTGACTGCCGGCAAGGATGATGAGTGGGTCCGGGTCTATGTCGATGGCGAGTACGGATTCATATCTGAGGGCAAGCCGGTTTATCCCGAGTTCCGCGATCACCTGCACGTTTCACGTGAAACACTAAAGCCCCTGGACAATACGCCAGTGGTAATCGGTATCGACTTTGGTCTGACCCCGGCTGCGGTCTTTGGTCAGCGTGATGTGCGTGGTCGCTGGCGCTGGATACATGAGCTGGTGACCGAGGACATGGGAGCGGTCAGGTTCGCCGAGCTGCTGCAGAACGAGATGGCCTCGAAGTTCCCGGGTGCCGAGTTCCAGGTATGGGGCGATCCGGCAGGTGACCAAAGGGCACAGACTGACGAAACCACACCCTTCCAGATACTGCGGGCCCGGGGCATCAAGGCACGACCGGCGCCGAGCAATGACTTTACCCTGCGACGTGAATCGGTGGCGACACCGTTGTCGCGCCTGGTCGATGGCGAACCGGGTCTATTGATATCTCCGGCCTGTCCTTCACTGCGCAAGGCGATGGGTGGGGGCTACTGCTACAAGCGCGTGCAGGTGTCAGGCGATGAGCGATTCCGCGATAAGCCGGACAAAAACCAGTACAGTCACGTTGCGGATGCGGCGCAGTACCTGATGCTCGGTGCCGGTGAGGGCAGGGCAATTCTCAAGCACCACACCCCGGGGCCAACAAAGACAATCCAGGCAGATCAGGGTTGGAGTGTCTTTGGTTGAGCTATTACGTTATAGCGTTCACACACCAGGGATCACCTCGCTGGTGGAACCGTTTTCTGCATCCCCGGGCGCTACACGTCTTTGCACTCAAGTGGACCGGCAAGCATTGGGTGATGGTGCACCCGCGTATTGCCTACCTTGAGGTGCAGGTTCTTGAGTATGACCAGGAGAGCGACCTGCCCGAGATCGTTGCAAAAATGGAAATAGATGGCCTTTGTCGGGTAAACTTCAATCACTTGGATACAGATCGTATCCGCGTGCCGTGGCTATTCGGGCCCTGGACCTGCGTATCGCAGATCAAGGCACTGCTCGGTATCCGTGCATGGTGGGTACTCACGCCGCGACAACTGTGGCTACATTTAAATCGGGGATATTATGGATAGGCGTACATTTCGGTTTGAGGATGAAGAATACCTACAGCATAAGCGTGGACATCTCTGTTCCAACGCCGGCGGCGGCGGTGACGGTGGTGGGGCGGCGCGAGGGTATGACACAAGTCAGGAACACGATGCGTTTGGCCGAGCCCGTAGCCGGGGTGGGCCGCAGGGGACGCTAAGTGGTGGTGGTGGCGTTGATGTAGGCCCTGGTGCAAAGAACGCGAACGCTTTTGACCCCAGCGCAATAGCCAAGGCCCTGGGGAAAACAGATGCTGAGCGTCAAAGGGCATTTAACGCCAACGCAGCAAGGGAAGCGGCAGAAATGGCTGGGAATCGTCCCGAGGGACCGGCGCCTAAAGCTAAAGTGGAGCCAAAGCCAAAGCCAAAGCCAGAGCCGACGCCCACACCTGTTGCAACTGCGCCGGCAGCATCATCAAGTCCGGCCCCGACATACACAGCACCGACAGCCGCCGCAACGCCGGCGTTTGATATGGATGCGTACATGGCTGAAGTAGATGCGAGATATGCCGAGCAAATGGCGTCGATTCAAAAGTCGCTAGATGAGGCAGACGAAGCACGCCAGAAACAGATTGATGAATTAACGCAAGTAACCGAGGACAAGAGAAAGAAAATAAAATCATCTCGCAAGTTTGGGCGCCTCTCGTTGTTATCAGGGTCTGAGCTGGGTATCCCAACAACGTCAACGCTCGGCGGATGAAATACTCCAAACCCAGTGAGCTGGGAACCAACGAGGACCTGGTTAAGCGATTCCAGGCGGCCAAGAAACAGCGATCATCCTGGCAGACCCATTTGAGGGAGTGCTACGAGTATGCACTGCCACAGCGCAATACCATGACGCAGTTCTCTCGTGGGCAAAAGAAAAACGAAGATATATACGACTCGACTGCCGTGGTCGGCACACAGAAGTTTGCCAGCCGGCTGCAGGCGACACTTATTCCACCGTGGCGCGAATGGTCGAGGCTAGTGCCGGGTTCCGAGATACCAGAGGACGAGCACGAGAAGATTCAACCGGTCCTCGATGACGTGACCAAGATCATTTTCGATCACATCAATCACAGTAATTTCTCGACCCAGGCACACGAGTCATTCCTTGATCTTGCTGTATCGACCGGAGTGCTGTCGCTCGAAGAATCCGACGGGGCCGACTCGGCCTTAGAATTTCATAGTGCACCATTAGCCGAGATATACCCCGAGGCTGGACCGTGGGGCTCGATAGAAACTGTCTGGCGTGAGCACAAGGTCCCGGCCCGGCATATCGACCGGCTATGGCCTGGTGCCGAGATGTCGGAAACCATGAAGCAAAAGGCCAGCGAGCGCCCTGATGAGAAGGTGCACTTAATCGAGGGCACGGTCTATCTACCCAAGCGCGGCTATTGGCATCAATGCGTGATGGAAGAAGCGAGCAAGGAATACATATTTGGTCAGGATTACGAGGTCAGTCCGTGGATTGTGTTCCGCGAGTATGTGGTGCCAGGTGAAACGTTGGGCCGTGGCCGGATCATGCAGGTGCTGCCGGACATTAAGACCGCCAACAAGGTGGTCGAGTACGTTCTCAAGAACGCCGCGTTGGCAATCTCCGGTGTGTACACCGCTGCCGATGACGGCGTGATTAATCCATACAACATTAGATTGACCCCGGGCGCCATTATCCCGGTCGGCAGTAACGACAACTCCAACCCGACACTGCGACCGTTGGACCGCTCCGGCGATATCCAGTTCAGTGCCCTGGTGCTCGATGACCTGCGCAAGCGGATCAATAAGGCGCTCTTTGCTGAACCCTTTGGGGAGATTGATTCGCCGGTACGCAGCGCCACCGAAATGGCTATGCGGAATCAGGAACTGGTACAGGATTCCGGTAGTGCCTTTGGCCGGATGCAGTCGGAGTTCATTGAGAAGGTTATCAAGCGGGCCGTGTCAATCTTAAAGCGGGCCGGCAAGATTCCTGATATTCGGGTCGATGGCAAAGAGGTCACCATTAAGCACACTAGTCCATTAGCCCGAGCCCAGGACCAGGACGATCTGATGTCCGTCAATCAGTACCTGCAGACCGTCGGCCAATTGGGGCCAGAGATATTAGGACTCGGCACCAAACTGGAGGACCTGCCATCATACATAGGCAAAAAGCTCGGCCTCGATGCCGACCTGTTGCGCACTGAGGTAGAACGCGAGGAAATGGCACAGGCGGCACAGGCGGCACAGGCGGCACAGGCACAGGC